TCCATCTACTTTTGGTAGATTTAACAATCTTGAGAAATTCTTCCGTCTGGTCAAGAATCATTTTGTCAAGAATTTCTTTTGTACTATCGCGTAATTGCCCCATTAATCCCCTCTGGGAATGAGCAGCAAAATCAAGATACTCTCCCATCCCCAAAAAATAAGCTCCACGTTCCATGCCCCATTCCAGATGAGTTTTAAATCGCTCCAATGGAAATCCGCGAGATCCGAAATGAATATCGCCCAGGGGCATTATGAGAATTTTTTGATTGTCTACGAGATTGAATGGAATCTTTCCTTTGTAATCCCCCATGATCTTACTGAATGTGATCATCAATCCCTCCCTTAAATTTTAAAACCCTTGCCTTGCCTAGCCTGGCCAAACCTCGCCCTGCCTCGCCTCGCAACGCCTCGCTTCGATTGGAGGCTAAATCTTTTCAATACTAACAACTCTAAACTTTCCAAAGGGCCCCTTTTTGGCAGGCCGGAAATCTCCAATGCCCACCGATTCTCCCAAAATGGTAAGAAGTTCCGGCAAAATAACCTGATGAAAATCTTCTTCTAGAGTCGATAATTCCCATGAAACCTCAAAAGTCAATTGCCACTTAGAAAGCCACGCCCTGGATTTTATTACTCCCTGACGTTGAATCACGCATCGGGTGGTAAAAATCTCATATTTCTTTGTCCCAAAACTTAAAAAATCGGGGCCTATTTGAACATCCCCGGAAATACACGGAGCTAAACTTTTTTTCTTATTTGAAGGTAATTTCAAACCAGATGCCGCATAAACCAATCCAGAGCGCATATTCCAGGACGGAATTCCGATTTCTGTTTTGTCCTCATTCCAGTAACAACTCTTCTCCGCTTCGTCTTCGGGCTTGTAGGAAATCTTCTTTGCTGTTTTTGTTCGGATCATTCCCTGGGGATTATTAAATAAGATCCCCTTCCCCATCCCCTCAATGGTTACTTTACATTTTGCTGGCATTTTTCCCCCTATGAAAAAATTTAGAAACCTTGCCTTGCCGAGCCTAGACCTGCCTTGCCTCACCTCGCAACGCCACGCCATGCCGCGATTTAAGAAATTAATATTGAAGCCGTCAAAGATCCTGTCGATTTAAATAAATAACTGGACGCATCCACGATCACGTCGGGAGAAATCTTCTGAGTGATCAAATATTGGTAAAATTGCTGATTTGTATTCTTGACGATCTTGCGGGCCATGGCCGCGCCGGCATATTCAAGTTCCGGCCGAAAATATGGATTAACTTTGACCACCTCTCCGCCGGCGGGCCCCACAGCCATACCGGTCTTTGTCATCCACACGATCACCCATCCCGGGAAGCCCTTGCCGCCTACAAATTCTCCGTCAACCCTTACATCCGATCCTATAATCGCTGGGTGCTCATCAGCGTTGGTGCGCGTCATCTCCGTGAACTCTCCGGCAAGCCAAAAGGTCTTATCGCCATTGCTGACGTAAAGACCATCTTGGACGGCACGTATCATGGTTAGATAGCCTCCAAGCTGCTTGAATCCATTCCTGGTGTCCGTCTGGTGGGGAGCCATAGGATCCGATGCCCATAGTCCCCCTCCACGTGCTACAAGAAGGCGCCCCATGTACCACTCAATGAGGTGCCCCGGTGGCATCTTCATTTTATAGGTCTGGGTGACTTCGGCGAATGAAATGGCCTCATGGAACAAAATATCGTAATATCCAATGATCGAATCGTTTGTGTAATAGATCCGATTCTGCACACCGACATAGTTCATCCGGGCATTACCTATATTTTCATAAATGATTTCAGATGAATAATCTGGCTTCAGCCTTTTAAGATTTACCCCCTCCACAAAAAGTACCACGTCCAAATAAGGAAACATGCTATGGATATTGCTGCCACGATATGTCGGATCAGCATAACCACCTCTGATGGTCCCCTTGCGAGAATCGTCAATGTCAAGATTCTGGGCCACGGTAAGGAACGCCTTATCGCCCGGGGGAATGCGCTCGGGAGGAAGGGCGTTATTCAAACCCAAAAGCTCTCTGACTGTTAGGATTTTTTGGTACATTTAATATCCTTAAATCATCGTCGGTGGTTGTTCGTAAATTCTCTTCTTCGCCATCTGGCAATATTCCGCTTTCAGGTCCAGGCCGATGAAATTTCGGCGATACTTCGCGCAGACTATCCCGACCGTACCGCTGCCAGCGAAGGGGTCGAGGACAACCGCCGGAACCGGATCAAGACCGCATTTGCAGGAGGGTTTCCAGCCGATAACAGAACGCCCTATTCGACCCAAAACCCCACTACTACCAGGGCCACTAAAGAAATAATAATAACGATTAAACCATCCATCAACAGAACGCCTTATTCACTCCAACCGTTTCGGCTGTTTGAATTGCAAGTTGGGTAAGATTGAACACTTTTTTCACGTCACCCTCGATCTTTCCGTCGTCCGATCCCTCGAATTGCTGACGATGGTACTCTGCCTTCTGGATGTCGTAGGCCTCATTGTCCTGTTTCAGGTACGCCCGAGCAAGAATTCCGTGTTTCAGGTACTTGTGGTACTTTAATTCGAACTCTGGGCTCGCGGTAAGATCGGAAAGAGAGAGTGCGGTGAGCGGCAGGCGGTAGACCACCAGGCTCATCGTGTCATTTACCAGCGGCGTGGGAATCAGCCGGATATATCCAGTTCTGATATTTTCACAATAAATTTGGGGCGTCCCCGCCGTTGCCGATGTCCATGTTGGATAATGATGTTCAAGCCAATCCCTGGTCCGCGCCGTCAGGGGATAGGTTTGAAGATCCATTCGGACCTCGCGCACACGGATAATCCGGGGATCCTTTGGGTAGTAATATATTCCAGCAGTCACCGGAATGGTCACGATTGCGGCGGTATAATCGTCGAAGATTAGGTAAGCCCCTTGGCATATCGCCTCGATGGAAGGATTGATATAAGATAAAAGATCTGCATCCGACCAAAGATATGGACTTATGAGATCGTCGAGATCCCCCCGGGCCTGGGATATAAGTTCTGCGAGTGTCATATTTGCCTCTTACGCATTGTACATAAATGGATTGATTGCGGGAATCATCGTGTCTGCATAGGACATCCCGGAAATGTTCACCAAGATATGATGGCCCTGGTTGTCAAGTTTTAGAATGGGATTAAAAATGCAATTATATTCTTTCAAGGCCTCATTAATTTTGATGGCGCATAGAGAAGCGCGGACATTGCCGTCCAGGGCCCTGATCTTCTCTGGCGTCAGTTCTTCCGGTTTTTCCGGTTGTGCAACGGGTTGCTGCACAATTGGTTTTTCTTCTGGTTTATTCCCATTCTCGCCCATGTTTCACCCCCCTGTGATCATTTACTAAATAATATAATACACCAAATGTTAATTGTCAATGGTTTTTTAAACCACCGGTTACAGAATGGCCAGAATGGCCGCATGGGTTATTTTCCCGGGAGGGAATAGCCAAGCCAGGAAGAGGTCGTTTGCCTTTGTCCCATCGCTCATGTCCAGGGTGCCGGCGGAGATGAATAGATCGTACCAGTGCTTTTTGTTGGCATCGAGGGCCATATATTCGTCGGAATCGGTGGCTTCGAGAATTTTGTAGGTTGGGATGGCATCACTTAACCTTCCCCAACTTAAAAATTTCTTGCCGTTACATTGTGGGCAATCATTTTCGATGGGTTTATTATCCAGATCGTGCCCAACGATAGCCTTGCCGATTCCCGCGCAAGCCCAGCACATAATCCTAATTTCCTGAGTATTCATATTCTCTCCATAGAAAAAGGAGCCTGGGCTGATCACGCGATCCGCCCAGGGTGTTTTAGGTTTCCAATGCGGCAAATTTCTCTACTTTACTTCTTAGCTGAAATTGCTAACCGCCAGTCCAGCGGCCAGATTGCCGGTATAGGCGTTTATCACAAAGATGTGACTTGCGCTACCGTTGATATATTCCGTGACGCCCATCGCTTTCGGATCCACCAGAATTACGCTTCCGGAAGTTGGATCACCATAGAAAAGGCCATCCACGGCTGTCCCAAGCCCCAGGAATTTGCATTTGTCGAAAAGCATATAGCAGTTCGTGTCTCCCACGTGATTGACTCGAAGTGGGGTAATCGAAGCACTATTCCCATACCACATGAAGGTACATTCGTCGAAATGCGTTCCAGCATAGCCATAACCAGCGGTCCCGGGAGCGTATAGCTGATAACCAGACGTGGAAGTAGCAAGCTGATTCCAAGCCCCGATGGTGCATTTCCTGAAGGTGTTGGACCTTGCACCATCGTAAAGATAGAGGTTCCGATAGGCAGCAGCACCAAGGGCGGAGTAAATCGGGCTATCAAACTGGCAACCCTCAAAATACGAATAGGAACCGTTAGTCGCGCTCGATCCGACCTGCACGTTGACTACGCCGACATTGCTGTTATAGTCCCTCTGGAAGTGGATGTTATAAATCTTGCATCCGATGGCCGCAAGTGTGAAGAGTGGGTCCGAAATCGCTGCCGTATCTCTCATCCTGCATCTGCCGCCGTAACCAAAGTCAGGAGCTTGCAAACCGACAAGGTGGGTAAACGCCTTGCTCCAGGTAAATGCGGAAGTCAGATCGACATAACTTGATCCGGGGAGCCAAATCAGGGCTTCATTCTTGTTGGCCTTTAATAGCCCATAGCCACGCGGCAAAGTTTTAATGGCATTGGTCATTGAAAGCCCCGTATTGCCATCGCTCCCATTGACCGGATCCAGATAAATCTTTTTGGTAAACTGATCGAGTCCACCACCGCGGATCGTACCCACGGTCAATGTTCCAATACTAAACAGTTCTTTTCTCATTGAAATTTCTCCTTAGTCAATTCGGCGCGTCTGAGCTTCCCGGCCGCCTACGGTTTGGAAATCTAGTCCCCGGGCCTGGTCTTATGTGGTCTTACTTGCCACGCCTGGGCAACCGGGGACCGTGAAATGGAGCCGGCGGAACGGAATTGAACCTTCGACCAGTGGTTTACAAAACCACCGCTCTGCCACTGAGCTACGCCGGCAATAAGAAATTACGTGGTATAGCTACCAGTTCCGCCAGTTGTGATCTGGGAGTACCCACTCACGTCAACCAAGACCGCGAAGAAATCGACCACGGCCGCATCGACAGTGGCACTATCAAGATTGGTAAAGGTAAGGACCGAATTGTCCGCCAAGGGGTGGAAAGAATCTGCCCCTCCAGAGTTGAAAGCAGCGTCAACATCCGAAGCCACGTAGCCGGCAACAGTCAAAATCTGACCGGTAACTCCATAGCCGTCAGCATCTACCACGGTAATAACGCCAGCGGCGGTTTCGGTATAGACACCCAGTAAACCACTCGTCTCAATGTCGGCGTCCACCGTGATTACTTTCATGCCGAATTTGAGAACGAAGCAATCGGCCGGAACCTTGAAGATACCCATAATCCCATTCTGGGCCAGGTTATTCGCGGCCACGCTGAAATCAACCCTCTTGCGAAGGACGGTTAATTTATTACCTGGCCAACTCAGGCTATAACCATCATTTGCCACTTTGCTAACAGTAAAAGCTGCCATTAGAAAATCTCCTTTCCTATGTGAGGAATTGAGCCCCTCCGTAGGGGCCGAAAGTTGTTTACTTGGTTAGGTACAGTTCGCCCATGGCCGCAGACTTCAGGACTTTGTATCCGTACACGTTCAGGCCACGGACCAGGTCTCCGAAGGTACTCTCCGCCCGCAGACTTTCCATCTTGGTCAACTGAGCCGCGAAGGACAGGGCGGATTTATGGCCGAAATAGCCATACCAACAGGTCGTGTTGGTCCCACTATCCGTCACCGAATAGAGCAGGTTGCTAGAGTAGATCGTGAAAGGACCGATCTGTCCAATCCGTCCGGTACGTAGAACGGATTTCCCGTCCCCGGTCAGGGAGGCGTCTTTCAGGTCGGACTTTTTGATCCGGCCAACAGCCCACGCAGGCAATACCATCCACAGGGAATCGGTGGGGATATTCTGCTCTTCCATGACGGTTTCGCAGTCCACGACGGTATCAAGGATATTTTCCTTGGTAAGCTGCAGGGGTGCCGTGGAAGCACCCAACTGGTAATCGGCGGAAATACGGCCGGCCGCATTGCCTTTATTCTGAGCATGGGCCTGTCCCACCATTCCAGTCAGAGCATCGCGATCAACTGCGATCTTCATTTGGAAACCGGAATCGTTTGACCAGTCATCCATCAGCCGAATGTCGGTCTGGTGGAGAACGATGTCGTCACAGGTAAACGCAAACAGTTGTTAATCTCCGAATTTCTTCGGAGTATCGGACTATATCATCGCCTCAGAAGAGGTGGTGGGTACTGCAAGAGAGGAATTTGACAAGTTATAAGTTCCGCCTTTTCTGGTAATGGAGGGTGCCCACTCAAATTTTCTCTTCATACACTCATGAGCATATGGAGTAATGGCTTCTAAAAACTTCCATCCTTCACTAATTCCCCGTCGCAAAACCCATCCTCCGCTTTTCTTGTGAAAGTTGAGATTGAAAGCAACCCCATATTTTTCAAATAGCCAAGCGGAAAATTTCTCTACGTCTTCTTTGGGGAATCCATATAGCGAAAAAATCAGGGCTCCGCCGCCATGATCCGGGCGGTTATCCAACCACAGACATCCATCATCCATCCACCAAATCGCCAAACCTATATTGGTAATGTTTTCCAGAACCCAATCTGTAATCCTTTTTTCCCGATCCACATAAATGTGTTTTGCAATAAAGGATATTCTCGAATGGACTCTGGTGACAAAGCGATATGATGGATATATCTTTTGACGATCTTTACTCACGATTGCCTTAAAATTAATCGGAATCGGATATTCAAAGAGATGGTTTACAATGTCCCTTTTCCATTCCAAGTATGGAATCTGTGCTGGGCAATGCGAAATCCCCAGCTTATAATTTCCGTGATAGCCTCCATCTCGGTATGGATTTTGGATCATCCATCCATCTCCCATCGTCATGCCTATGATTGCTCCACAAACTTCTTTTCTTGTCATTTTCGGATGGCTCATGCCTTCCTACTCCATTTTCCTGTCTTTAGTCTCTGAACCTTCCCAAGAATACATCGTTGGTTTCTAAAAGTCAATGGATTTTTTAACTTCCGGTGTATTCTGGGCTCGGCTGCTGATTCCCATGCCGATATGCGGTTTAGGATTCCAGCAATTCTCCCACTTTACGCAGTGGCTTCACAGCCAAAGGGTACTCTGCTCGAATACTTGCCTTTGTCGATGGTCAACTCGACAGAAGGGCTCTCGGGGCGCTGATAGGTCAAATTCTGACCTATCGCGTAATCGTTAATAGTTATGTCGGGAGTTGTACGGATATGGACCTTATCGCCCATGTTCCGGATTTCCAAAATCTTGAATGTTATCGGTAGGTTCTTTATCCTACATTCTTACTCTTTCGAGTAAGTTCAGACTATATCTTAATGTCTACTTGACTTTCTGTGTTCGATGTAAACGGAGATGATCTGCGTTGGACATTGGGTACACTTTGGAAACTCCCAATGAATAATTTTCCATTATTATACACCATCGGTTTCATTTGTCAAGTAAAACATTCGCTCCGTTCTTGGAAATTTCACCATTTGTTTAGGTTACTTTTTCTAGTCGTTGAACCTTCACCGGGTTTCCCTCGGTGCTTGGCTGCTGATTGCCCATTGTTTCATCCAAAGAATTGTCACCATTTCGGTATCTTTGGCTTTAGGGGATTCCAGCAATTAAGAGCGTTTAGTGAGGGCGAAATCCACCCTCGTAATCCGTGTTCGAAATGTCTGCCAGGACACAAGCAGCGTAGAATTTGATCAGCAATTTAGCTGACCACACTTCAGGGATAAACATTGATGTTCCTGAAGCGTTATAAATCGGATGTCCACCAGTTACGGGGTACATTGATAATTCTCCTTCTTAGGGGAGCTTATTTGTTCAGGATCTTCCCGGCCGATACGGCGGCGTCTATTTTGGCTTGGATGACTTTTTGTTCCGCCTCCTTGCCTCGATATTTTCCGGTCACAACGTCCTGAGAAAATTTCCGAATAAAGCTCCTGGCAACGGGCTCTGGTCCCTGATTTTGCTGGCTTACCGCCCCGGGCCCCGATGGACCACTTCCGGGGGCGACGTACCGGGCATTGGGATTTTGAGCCGGAGTTAATACTTGCGCAGGAGGCACGGCCATTTCTTTCTTGAAATCGGATAGCAGATTAATCACTACCTGATGATCGAACTTTGCGCTTGCAGTTCGTAGGGCCATGAGTTTTGACAACCCATAGGTGTCGGTTTTGCTCAACCAGACTGGCCATCGTGGATCTCCCTGGCAAATAGTCTCCCAGTCGGGGTGCATATCGGCGATGGTCCTAGAAAAAGTTTCCTGCTTCGTATTGGAATTGATTTTCTCAATAGAAGCGATCTTCTCGTCTGATTTCTTGGTTAGTTGAGTACCGAAATCGTCCAGGATCTTTGACATGGGACCAAAAACGTCCGGAAAGTTCTCCCTGAAGTTTTTTATGGTCTCGTCGGGGCTGGACTTTAACGCCTCACTGAATACCGACGTTGCCGGGGTTGCCGGCGTGGTAACGGCCGCCGTCATGGCCGGTTGTATGGCCGTATTGGCTATCTGCGCATTCAGGTCGGCGATCTGGTTCTCCAGGTATTGCATCCGATAAGTAAGCCGTGGAACCTCCGCGTCATACTTTCCCTGCAACACGCTGTACCGCTGTTTGTTCTTGTCGCATTCGGGACAGGCCGCAGGGACCGGTATAGGCGGTGCTGGCGTCACTGGCTCCGGTGGCGCTTGCAACGCGGGAGCCGGGGGAAAATTGTCTTGATTGGCATTGACGTATTCCGCCGGGTCCGGAGTAACAGGAGCGGG